TGCGCTGCTTGTCTTGAAGCTTGCTGCTGTGCCATCTGTTGCATCATCTCAGGAGGTAGCGGGGTGCCCTGCGGCATAATCCCCGGCGAACCACGTCGCATAGTAGCCATTTGCGCTATCTGAGCTGGCGACATCTGCCTGCCCATCTGATCGTCCCCGCCTGCACCGATCATCGTCGTCTGTGCTTGACGGCTTGTGGCTGGTTGGTTATAGCCAACCGGTATCGGCATATTTTGTGTCAACAGGTTGTACATCTGAGCGTAGTTTTGACTCTTACGCTGTTGAGCCTGCTGCATAGTTTGGTTTGCAAACTCCTGCATTTGAGCCTGCTTTGCTGCATCCGCCTGCGCTTTGGCTTGCGCCTCTGCTTGCGCTCTAGCCGTTGCCGCTGCTTGTGCTTCTGCAGCCTGTTTTTTCTGTATCTCTTGCCGCTGCGCTGCCGTCATTAACTCTAGGCTAGGCGAGTCGCCCCTACCCAGAGCAACGGGTATGTACGCTTTGGTGTCGTTGAACGCAGTAGCGAGGTCTTTTAACACGGTCGTTTTTTCCGTGTTTATATCTTTGCGAGCCTGTATAACTTCGTTGTCCAAAGCCTTGAGACGCGCAGGTATTTCTTTTTGCTGGAAGCTGTTTATAGCGTTAGTCCTAGCAAGGCGCTCAGCGTTTATGTCCTTCTGCCGTGCGGTTCTTTCCGCCCGATCCTTGATACCACGCAGTTCAGCGTCTTCGTTCTTTACTGCCTGCGCATGCTCAGCGCGCATACGTGCAAGTTCCGCATTTAAATCCGTCTGCGTCTGTTTGCGGTTTGCGGTGAAGTTTTTGTTGAGTTCGTTAAGACGCTGGGTTATTTGCGCATTAAACTCTTTGACCCGGGCATCGTAGGTTTTAGTGAGCTCAGCAATCTCCGCCGCACCCAAAGCCGGGGCAGCAGACTTTTTCTGCTGTGCAGCACGATGCTCAGCCTGCGATACGGAGTCGCCCGTGTACATACTTACACCATCTTTCCACGAGTTTTGCCGCGCATTGCGCAGCCGTCAGCACGAGACGAGACGGAGCCGCCTTTGGCCTTTTTAACGGGGGATGTAGAAGGAGCAGTCACGGGTTTACCGTAAGTTTCTTTTTCCATCCGCTCTTGGTTTTTACGGTTTTTCTCGTCTTGCTTCGCCTGCTCGACGTCTTCTTTAGTCACCGCCATCTTTGTTCCCCTTACCCAGAAGCTTCTGGACAGTATCTGTCTCGTAAATACGAATACCTGTCCACACAATAGTGAACAGCGCGGCTATAGATGGCAGCATTTGTATTATCGTCCCCACGACTGTGACGACGGACATAGCATCCAGTATGTGTTTTGTCGTATCGTCCATGTTCTCGTACTTCAGCATTTCCATGCCCTCAAAGACTTATTAATACGGCTGTTCGGGTCGTTGGCAGTTTTGGCTGAGGTCAGCTTTTTCTTCATACCCTTCATGCGGGCGCAGAAGGAATCCCGGCGAGGGCCGCCCTCTGGTTGAGGAGCTTTGAGGCCCGGTTTGCCGGGGTTCGCCGCGTTGTAGGAGGCTCGCCCTTTGGCGTTGAGTCCACCCTTGGGGTTCTTGCCTTCCTTGCGTTGCCATGCTGGACTTTTAGCCATAGAACACCGTAACAGTTGTGTTAAGCAACGTCGCGGATACGTTAGTTGAAAAAAGAACTCCCTCGCCCGGAATAAGCGCGTTGAAAGTTTCTCCGTTTGCAACCGTCTGAATGGCAAATACGTTTACGCCACCATCAGCCAACGTCACGTTTCCCGCACTAGCACTCGCGCCAATAATTAAGCCTTTGACCCGAGTGCGACCTTCATACACTAAACCTGTCGATCCAAGGCTTTTAGCCTTAACGTCTGTTTGCATGGTCATGACGACCTCCTATTAGACGTTCTGCTGGCCGAACAGGTAATCAGTGACGTAGTAAGTGATGTAGCCGCCGACGTCGCCCACAGCCGAGCTTGCACTCTCAGTAGTGATGGTGAAGTTCACCGAAGCGTTTGCCGTTGTGCCAACACCCGTACCTGCACCGGTTGCGCCGGGAGTGATGGTCTTAGCCGAGGTAGCAGCCAGCGCCGAAACGTAGAAGTTTGCGCTAGAAGCGCCGCCAGTCACGGTCTGGTAGCCGACATTGATCGAACCAGAATCCAGCGGAGTCGTAATAACGACAGACGTAACAACAGCGTTAGCAGGCAGAATAAGGGGGGTAGTGGAGCCAGATGCAACAACGACGTTACCAGACACAGCTGCGTTAGCAACGTAGAAGCCAGCGGCCATAACACCGGAGCCGCAATAAGCTTGACGGGTCGTGTCGCCGCCGCCCGAGCGCCAAATACTTTGGGTAGTAGAAATAGGCATTAGATTTTCCCTCATGCGGTTAGGTACGTCGATCTGCATGAAGTCAGCCGGGACTGTTCGACGCACCGGATACACCCGGATTTATGGGTTTTATACTAGGTGGTGGGTGTGGTGTCAAGCAGCTTGTTTGACTTTTTTAGGTTTTCCTCCTGCGTGATTACCCGCAAGTTCCATGGCACGTGGAGGCCACAGACTGTATCAGCTCGTAAAGGAACAATATGGTCTACGACGTACTGCTCCCCAGTTGTTTGCGTCATAGTTATTGCAATTTGATAAAGTTGACGAATTTCAGACTTTTGTTTGCGGGACAACCACTTTGGTGTGGCATCTCTATGTTTACGCCGACGTGCTTTAGTATCAGCACGAACTTGCGTTTTGTTATTTTCTTTCCACGCATTCCTATATGCACGTAATTGTTCTGCCGGTCTTGTTTGTGCAGCAGCAATAACTTTACTTTTATTTTTTTGATACCACTCGTGTTTTTGATCTTTTATTTCTTCTCGTTGGTTGTACTGCTTAAAGTACTCGGCACGCTTCTCAGCGCTTTGCTGCCATTCCACCTTTAAGCACTCTATACACGCACCTTTGGTCTTACGCGGGGCTATGTGCCCATGCTTGCAGGGTCCCCCTGTGAAGTAATACTTACTGCCGGTTTCCTGCGCTTCTTTGCGAGTTTTAGGTAAGTTTGTGGTTTCCATATACCCTCCTGTTGGACTTAGTAACAGGTAATGTACCACAGGCCAAATCTATAACGCAAGAAAAATAAAAGGGGAGCCAAAGCTCCCCTGAAACCCGCATAAATACTGGGTTTTTTGTTATGCCCCGGCGCTTCCATACATGGAAAGCGGGTCAGACCAGCCGAAACTGTAACGCTCACGAGCCTTATATCTTACGTTGCCAGTTTCAAAATCACCATCCATTGACTGAGCCAGCGGGGTACGAACAAAGTGCTTCATGCCGTTAGGAACGTCGGTAGTCAGATACCAAGCATTGCTGTCGGTCAGGAAGTGATTGATCGTGTAGCCCTCAGGGATCGAGCCGTTGTTCTTCAGTGCGTTGATGTCGTTGTCGTTGGTACCGACGCGCAGTTCGGTTTCCAGCAGACGAGTCGCAACGAACTGAAGGGCAGGCGGGACAACCAGCTTGCGAGGCTTAGCTGCGATCAGCAGGCCACGTTCATCCGTCCATGCTGCGATCTGGATAACGGCGGCTTCCAAAGAAGTCTCGTTCAGGTCAGCAGGGGTAGAAGGGATGTTGCTGTTGGTACCACCAGACACCAGCGGGTGTGCCGACGAGAACAGAGCAACACCGTCACCACCGGGGTAAGTAGACGAGAAGCCGTTGTTCAGGACGTTGGCAGCCTTAACCTGCTTGGTATAGGCCATAGCACGAGCCAGCGCCTTGGTATAACGAGCCGACAGGCTGTCATACAGGTTATCTTCGATGGCCTCTTCGGTCAGCGAGAAACCCAGTGCGATGGTTTCGTGGTTGTATCGAGCGGTCCATGCTTCCTGCGCATTGTCGTACGCGATTGCAGAACCTTCATTTTTGACCGGAGCTGCTGAGAAGCCAGACAGCTTGGTCTCTTCTTCGAACGAACGCTCGGAAGTCTCGGTCTCGTAGATTTCCTTGTGTTCTTCGCCGTAGCGTGCGTACTCCAGACCAAACAGGGCGTTCAGGCCGGGCAGCAGCTCTTTCAGTAGTTGTGCACGTGAAATAGCCATTTGTCAGACTCCTTATACGCCTGTCGGGTTGAGGTACTGATGGCCGCCAGTGACAGTAGCGGTATTAGCGCCAGCCAGATTGACAGCAATCGTTACGTACGGGGCATTGAACTTACAGACATACTCGCAGTAGCCGTTAGCGCTATTGGAGGTGTCAGGAATCAAGTCAACGATACGAACCGGGAACGACGCGGTAGTTGCAGTGTTGCCACCGAAGATACCAACAGCCGAGTCACCAGTGGTGTTCGAGCCAGCATTCTGAACCAGAACAGCGTTCTCACCGACCAGCTCTGGGCCATAGAAAGCCACAGTGGTGCCAGACGAAACGGTAGCTACTTTGAACAGAACATCAGGGTCATCGACCACGTATGCCTGAATGTCCGAAGCTACAGTGCCAGCGGGGAAGTACTGGGCAAACAGCTTCTGGCCAGTAACGGCGCTGGTGTAGGTGCAGCCTAGGAAAATGCCAACCGGTGTAGCGGTCGAGGTGCCAGTGTCTTTCTCAATGGTACCGTTCGAAACACGCTTTACCACGTCGCCGTAGTAGATGCTGGTGTTGTAACCAGAAGCAATCTTCATGAGGCGAGTGGAACCGGCATAAGGCTGACCACCGATCAGATTGATCGGCTTCAAGCCGTAAGGCTTGTCAACGGTAGGATATGCCATAGTTAAGCTCCAAAGTTAAAAATTTACCTACCCTTGCCGAACGATGTGGAAGACTTCCGCTCGTTAAACAAAGGCATGCGAGGGTCATTCTCACGCATTAGGCTGTTGTCTACTGCTAACGTCTGAGCTTCAGTTTGCTTGCGGTAGTGTTCAGTTCGCTGCTCAACAAACTCAGATGGCGTCTTGCACAGCAACAACCCGCCGATCTCGATGTTGTCCTTAAAGCGACTATTCGGATCGACTAGCAGTTGAAAGCGTGGTTGCTCCGACAGCTTCACCGGCTCCCAGCCCTCACGCAGTTTTGCGGAGATATTGCGGGGATCATTTTGGTTCAGCGTCGCTACGCGAATCCACCTATAGTTAAAACCGGGTTGTTTATCCGGCTCCGGCAGAAGTTCTGCAGGGGCCCACTGCCGAGGGCGTTCCTGCGCTGCACGGGATTCAAGCTCACGGGTGAGGCGGTTGTCTTTATCAGCCATTGCGATTCTCCAGTTTAAGAAGTTCTTTAGCGTACTGTTCCGGTGTTAGTTTGAGCCTCTTCGCCAGCGCTACTTGGGTCGCTGTCAGCTTAATACTCTTCGGAGCAGTGCTTCGCTTGGCAGAAGCTACAACGGTGCTCGCCCGGCGCTGAGGTTTGGAGTCAGCAGGTTCTTCATCTGCTGCGGCGTTGTTTGTAAACGCCTCAGGAAAACGTTTGCGAATAGTGTTATCTATCCGCTGGTAGTACTCATCAGTACCAATATATTGTTGGCCGTACTGTTGAGCTAATTTTTCATGGAGTCCGTACGCCGCGTTAGTCATCTCAGGGTCTTTTTGGAACCATGACTCGTTGCGTGAAACCCATGCTGCATATCTGGGGTCAGGGGCTGCCGCTTGAGACTGGCCCTGATTTTGCGGCAGTTGTACCTCAGTTTCTTGCGTTTGTAAAGAGGGCTTAAAGTTCTTAGCCTTGTCCTTACGGAGCGTAGCCTCAAACATCTCCTGCTGAGCCTCGATCACCTGATCTTGGTCGTAGCTTTCCTGAGCCTTCTTTAGTTTCTCTTTTGCCATCTCTAGGTCGCGGTCAGCCGCGTACTGCATCGTAGAGATGTAGTCCTGCTCGCCTTTTGTAAGAGTTTCCTTAAGGCGTTTATTTTCTGCCAACATCTGCTGGGCGACACGTAGGGCTTCCTGCTGCTCCCGCATAGCCCGCTCTTTCTCACGGCGCTCGTCGTGCCAGACTTTCTTGAGCTGCTTCAGCCGTTCCTTGGCTTTGTCAGAATATTCCTCAAGCTCGTCTTGTTCCACTTCGTTAACAATAGCCTCCGGCATCGGCGTCTTGCCTCTGTCCTCAGGCGGGGTGTCATCCTCAATTTCAATATTGAAATCATCCTCCGGCAGCTCGACTTTGAGCTCCGGCTCTTTGTCCTCGACCTCATCGGGGAACTTATATTCGTCCATACCAGCTTTAGCCATGTTGATACTCCTTACGCACGAGAGATGCCACGCGGATCGTCTACGACCGCTTCGACAGAATCGTCATTAATCAAACGGAATTCCCGGCCATGAATTTTTAGGCGGGTGCCACTGTTAGGGCGGGCAAGAATAAAGTCACCCTGCTTGCACCATGGGCCGTTCGGGAACCTAGCTTTGTCCGTGTATGCGTCTGGACCGAGCTTGACTACAAAAAACACAGTAGCCAGCACTTGTTCGTAGTGCATGGTTTGGTCAGCTTTTACTAGGCCGCTGTCGTAGGTACCTTCAACTTCAGGTAGCGCTACGAGGATGTGATACCCCGTAGGCTCTGGCAGCTGTTTACCTTTCTCTTCAGCTGTCTCGGGTAAGGTTGTTGCATCCAGCGAATCGGGGTTTGAGCCGATTAGGATTTCACTCATCAAATGACTCCATATTTTTAGCGAGGTCTAAAAGGTACATCTCTACGGTGGTGAGACCTCGGATTTCACCACACATATATCTATAGTCCTCGATAGTCTTGGCGTTGTTTTGTGACACAGCCTCTGAGAGCTGCTGTCGTCTGGAGCGCAGCTCTATCAGTACAACTTCGATGACTTTGTCCATCATTCACCTTTCTTGGTCGGTGGCTTGGGTTGCGGCTTATTAGCCTCTTGGCGTTTCTGCAGCAC